CGCGTCGGCGTCCCGCTTTCGGAGGAGGTGATCAACCGCGAAATCTCCGCGGCGCTCGACGAGCTTGAGCGCGCGGAGGAACGCACGCGGCAGGTCAGCGACACCGCCCGCGACCTCGGCCTCGCCTTCTCCTCGGCCTTCGAGGACGCCATCGTCAACGGCCGGCGCTTCTCGGAGGTGCTGCGCGGGCTGGAACAGGACCTGCTCCGCCTCGGCACGCGCAAGCTGCTGACGGAACCGCTGCTCTCGCTGTTCAGCAACCTGATCGGCGGCCAGGGTTCTGGCGGCGACGTCTTCTCGCGGCTGCTGGCGGGGATCAGCGGCGGTGGCGGCGGCGGGCTGTTCTCGGGCATCGGCAACATCTTCAGCTCCATCTTCGGCTCGATCTTCCACGAGGGCGGCATGGTCGGCGGCCCGGCCGGCGCGCGGGCGGTGCCGGCGCTCGCCTTCGCCGGGGCGCCGCGCTTCCACTCCGGCGGCTTTCCTGGCCTCCGGCCCGGCGAGGTCCCGGCCATCCTCCAGCGCGGCGAGCGCGTGCTGTCGCGCGACGAGGTGCGGCGCGGCTCCGGCGGCGGCCAGGTCAACGTCACGATCGTGGCGCCCTCGCCCGAGACCTTCCACGCCTCGCGCAGCCTGATCGAGGCGCGGATGGCGCAGGCGGTGCGCATGGGCGCGAGGAACCTCTGAGATGTCCTTCCACGACATCCGCTTCCCGCCGGTGATCGGCCAGGGCGCGACGGGCGGGGCGGGCTTCAACACGCTGATCGCCACCACGGCCAGCGGCCATGAGGTGCGCACGCGCCTCTGGTCGCAGGATCGCGGCCGCTGGGATGTCTCCTCCGGCCTCCGCACCCGCGCGGATTTCGCGACGCTGCTGGCGTTCTTCCGCGCGCGCCAGGGCCGCGCCTTCGCCTTCCGCTTCAAGGACTGGTCGGATTTCGAGATGGCGCGCCAGCAGATCGGCACCACCAACGGCACGCAAGCCGCGTTCCAGATCTTCAAGCGCTACACCTCGGGCGGCCAGAACCAGGACCGCACCATCAGCAAGCCCGTCTCCGGCACGGTGCGCTGCTGGGTGGACAACGTCGAGCGCTTCATCGGCACCGGCGGCACGCAGTTCCAGGTGAACCTGCTGACCGGCGTCATCACCATCGGCGCGACGCTCGCCGCCACCTCGGGCCAGGCGGTGGAAGCGCAGTGCGAATTCGACGTGCCGGCGCGCTTCGACACGGACGAGCTTCCCTTCACGCTGGAGACCTACCATCGCGGCGTGTGGCGCGACATTCCGGTGGTGGAGGTGCGGGAATGAAGTCCGCCTCCGCCGGCCTTGCCGCGCATCTCTCCTCCGGCAATCCGCTGACGCTGGCCACCTGCGTCGAGATCACCCGCCGCGACGGCCAGCTGTTCCGCTTCACCGATCATGACCGCGACCTGGTGGTGAACGGCGACACCTACCTTGCCGCGCGCGCCTACACGCGGGAGGCGGTGTCGGCCGCTTCCGACATGAGCGTGCCGGAGAGCGAGATCGTCGCGCTGCTCGACAACGCCGCGATCACGGCGGCCGACATCCGCGCCGGGCTCTGGGATGGCGCGCGCTTCCGGCTGTTGCTGGTCAACTGGGTCGACACTGCGCAGGGCGCGATCACGCTGCGCACCGGCTGGTTCGGTCGCGTGCAGCCGCAGGACAACGGGACGGCGCGCGTCGAGCTGCGCGGCCTGGCACAGGCATTGCAGCAGCAGATCGTGCGGCTCTACGCGCCGGGCTGCGACGCCGATCTCGGCGACGCGCGCTGCGGCATGCCGATGCGCCCGCCGCTCCGCGCCAACGGCACGGCCTATGCGCTCGGGGCCTTCGTGCGGGTCGAGACGGATGGCAGCGCGACCGGCACCTACCGCGAGGAGCGGCGCATCTATGAATGCACCACGGCCGGCACCTCCGCCGCCTCGCCGCCAACCTTCACCACCACGATCGGCGGCACCACGACGGACGGCACGGTGACATGGACCGCCCGCGCGGCCTGGACACAGCCGGCGACGGTGGCCAGCGCGCCGACGCAGGCGAGCGTGGTGCTGAACGCCGACGGCATCGAAGCCTTCGCGGATGGCTGGTTCGATGGCGGCCTCGTCACCTGGGAGACGGGCGCGAATGCCGGCCTGACGCGTGAGGTGAACGGCTGGGTGCAGGCGACGCGGACGCTGACGCTGTTCCTCTCCCTGCCGGGCGCCATCGCCGCCGGCGACGTGATCCGCGTGCAGCCGGGCTGCGACAAGCGTTTCGAGACCTGCCGGGACAAGTTCGCCAACTGGGTGCGGTTCCGCGGCTTCGAAGCGGTGCCGGGCGCGCAGGCGGCGCTGGAGATCGGCTCGTGAGCGCCATCGTCCATTGCGCCCGAGGCTGGGTCGGCGTGCCGTGGCGGCACCTCGGCCGCTCGCTGGCCGGGGTGGACTGCATCGGGCTTGTCGTGCTGGCGCATCGCGCGGCGGGCCACCAGGTGCCGGACCCTGCGCCCTATGGCCGCGATCCGGACGGCGCGGCGCTGCTGCGCGGGCTGGCGGAGGCCGGCGCGCGGCGCGTGCCGCCCGGCCAGGAGCGGCCGGGCGACGTGGCGGTGTTCCGGGTGGACGGGGTGAATGGTGGGCATGTCGGCATCCTGGCCGCACAGGATGGCGTGCGGACGGTGATCCACGCCTATGCGCCGCGCCGGCGCGTGGTGGAGGAGCCGCTGGCGCATGAGCTCGCCGAGGCGCTGATCGGCGCGTGGCGGATGGAGGGCTGACGGATGGCGGTCCTCGCCCTTGCCGCCGGCGGCGCGGCGCTCGGTTCGCTGGCCGGCGGCGGCGTCCTCACTTCCATCGGGTGGACGGCGGGCGCGCTGCTCGGCAACCTGCTGTTCCCGCCGAAGCCGCAGGGCGGGCCGCAGCTTGGCGACCTGACGGTGCAATCCAGCGCCTATGGAACGCCGATCCCGCTGATCTTCGGGACGGTGCGGGTGGCTGGCAACATCATCTGGTCGCCCGGCATCCAGGCGCGGAAGCAGCGCCAGAGGCTCGGCAAGGGCGGCGGGCGCAGCACCACCACCTATCGCTACAGCGCCTCCTTCGCGGTGGCGTTCGGCGAGGGGCCGGGCAAGATCGTCAAGTTGTGGTTCAACGACAAGCTGGCCTATGACGCCACGGGCGCGTCGGTCCAGATCAAGGTCCAGGGCCTCCGCTTCCGCGCCTATGAAGGCGACGAGGCGCAGCAGCCCGATCCGCTGATCGTCGCCTCGAAGAGCGACGGCAAGGCGCCTGCCTATCGCGGCACGATCTACGTGGTGTTCGAGAACCTGCCGCTCGACGAGTTCGGCAACCGCGTGCCGAATGTGACGGCGCTGGTCAGCACGCAGGTCAGCGCGGCGAACAGCGACGACGCGGTGGGGCTGCCGTCCGGCTCCTATCAGGCGGACGGGGCGGCGGACTTCTCGACGCGGCGTTTCTATGTGCGCCGCTTGACAGGCGACACTGTGGCAGAGGTGGACTACATCAACGCGACTGGCCGGGTGCTGCCTATCAACGCAGCCAGCAAGTTCTGCGTCTTTCCTGGTGGCCCGCTTGTGGCGATGGCCGGCGGTGGTGGAGCAAACACTCGGCCAGTGGCAGCATGGGATGTCGTCTCGGGTGCGGAGTTGTGGCGCTTCGGGACGTTCAACAGCGGCCTGACGCAGACCGCAACTGGCGGCGTCCTCGCGGTCGGAACAAATGCGTGCGCGATATCAGTTCTCGGCCCGCGCCCGCGCCGCTTCGCGCTGCTGGAATCACGCGGGACCGGCGACGGCGTGCTGCCGTTGTGCCTCGATGCGGACACCGGCACGCATATTTTCGGCGCGGCGACCAGCGGCGTGGTGCGGCTCTACGAGCCGGCCGGCGGCGCCACTGGGACATACGTGCAGGGCGCGCAGCGCATCGGCGCAACCGAGGCATGGCACATCTGCCGCGGAACCTCGCCCTCGCGCATCCAGTTCTGGCGCATCAACCTGACCGACGCGGCGGCGTGGAACCCGGCGCCCTCGCTGACCACGACGGGGGTCACGGCGACGCTGGCAGGCGAGGTGCTGGCATCCGATCTCGGCTTCACCAGCGCCGGCACGCCGACCGTGCTGGATGTCGGCTATGACACGAGCGACGACAGCGTGATCGTGTTCGCCGCCTGGCCAGGCACGGTGACGAACCCGCAGCGCTTCGCGTTCAAGTGGTCTGCCGCCACCGGCGTGGTGTGGCGCACGCCCGGTCATACCAACCGGATCGGCGTGAATGCCTCGGCCTACAACCAGAACCTGCTAATACGCGAGCGAGTAGCCCATTTGGGCGACAATGACGCAGTCGTGATGAACGCCAGGACGGGCGCGATCGAGTTCTCCGGCGTGGTCACCTCCGGCAACCCCGGGCTGATATGGCCGCGCTTCCTCTACGACGGAGACTTCGACATCGGCGTGACG